CTATTACGTCTTTGTACATCGTTCTCGGATAAGTTTGCTTTCTTACCATCAAGAGCAAACAACTCTTTGAAATGTACTATGTAATACTGCCCTTTCTTATGCAGTATATGACAACTTTGATATAACTTCTTTTCCTTTCTGGATGCTACCCCAATCCTCGTGAGAGTTTCTCTTACCTTTAAGAAATCATCAGGTTCCTTTAAAGATATTTCCACCATATCATCCTTAGTCCACGGTACTTCAGTAATCATTTCTTACCCCCTTTGTTCAGTTTGTCTTTAATGTAATCAATTTGGTTTGGGGATAGGATCCTAAGTGCTTGTATTGCTTTATCTGTACTATATCCATAGTACCTTTTCACAAGGTCGAGATCATCTATCTTCTGTTTTTTACCCCAAGGAGAGAATCTCCTTTTCGGTCTAACAATATGTATATAAAAATCATATTGCATTTTTGAATCTAGAAATGAATACTGATTCATCTCATTGGCATACATCACAGTATCCATATGATGTGACATACACTTGTTTATTATGTACGCAGGGTACTTTGACTTCCATGCAGGATCACTATCTTCATCCATAAGATTTTTCTTATTAAGATTGATAGAGTTTAGATAATCCTTTAGGGGATAGCGTTCATCGTATGCCATAATTAGTTAGTACAAGTTCCTTACGTTGTTGTTGATCTGTCATATAATCACCTACTGATCTCATTGTGTATGTGTGGTCATACTCATGTGCATTCCACCCATGAAATCTATCTTTAATTAAGTTAGAAGAATTGTAAGATATCATCTGATCTCCTATACATGTATTACACGCATGTGCAAACTCATCATGATCAAATCCTTTGTGCATACTACCTGACTTACCATACAACTTTGATTTGATTTCATATGGAGGATCTAAGTATGTAAATACCTCTTTACTGTTTGGCATCATATGAACATAACTGAGATGTGTGATAGACCATTTCTGAATCACTTGTTCATAGAACCTAAGTTTTTCTATACCTCTCATTGAAAAGTTTGAATCTGATGCTTGAGGAGAGAATGATGAGGACTCAGATAGACCACTGAAACTACATTTATTAATCACATAAAATGAAACAGCGATATGAAAATCTTCTTTCTTACTTTGAGTAAGATAGTCTTTTGCATCATTAAACAAACCTCTTGCTGAGGCAGGGTCTGGATGTCTTGTCTTTAATTGTACAAGTTCATTATATAATTCTATTCCTTCTGTCTGTAAGACCTTCCAGAATGTTGCTAGAGGTGTATACAAATCATTTACCCATATATCCAAGTGAGGATACATCTGTGACACATACAGAGCAACGCTACCACCACCTAAGAATGGTTCACGAAACTCTTTATAGTCATTAAAGTCAGGAAAGTAATGTGCCATCTTCTTAACAGCACGAGACTTCCCGCCAGGATATCTTAGTGGAGTTTTAAGATACATCGAAATTACACTCCACCATGATCTGAGTTAAACATGCCAATAGGTTAATCTCTTGATCGACAACAAATGCTGCCTTATACTGGTAGTCTGCAATAATTAAAATTGCTGCAGGAATACTAGGAGGTGTCATGATAGAAGCAAGACTATCATATAGTGTTCTCATAATAGATTGAGGATCACTATCTATATTTTGTGTGACCCATTTCTTGACATCATTAAACTTCTTTGCTTTCAATGATGCGACTAGACTATCAATCTTAGCATCCCCCAAAGTAGCAAGGATACCAGTATCAATACTTCCAGTAGATGCATACCTTTGTAATTCATTTAAGGTACGTCTGAAGTCTGGAAAATATTTAAAGACAACTTCTGCAACAACCTTATCAGAGAATGGTACATCTTCAGCAGTAAGAATACCTTTACATCTTTCAAAGAATGATGCAGCAAGTTCTTGTTTAATTTTACCACGAACATTGAAATCTATTACAGTTGTTCTGCTGTGTAGAGGTTCAATGATCTTGTTCTTGAAGTTGCAAGTAAATATAAATCTACAATTTTTCTGGAACTCTTCTATCGATGCACGAAGTAAGAGTTGTACATCTGGTGTAGTGTTGTCTGCCTCATCGATGATAAGGACTTTGTGCTTTGCTCCTGCTGTAAGTGATACAGTTGCAGCAAAGTTTTTTGCTTGGTTTCTGACCGTATCGAGGAATCTTCCCTCGTCTGATCCATTGATGACATAGAAGTCTGCTCCTAGTTCATTACATAATGCTTTTGCAATAGTTGTTTTACCGACACCTGCTGTGCCTGATAAAAGTAAGTTGGGAATCTCACCCTGTTCTACGAAACTTGTGAACGTAGACTTCACAGATGGTGGTAAAATACAATGCTCGATATTCTTCGGTCTGTATTTTTCCACCCATAAAAAATCACTCATAATTTAGGATACCCAATCGGGTTTGCGAGATGGGTCACGAAGGTAATTAGTTGCAACCCAAGGTTTAGATGCAATGTATCTTTTGTACTTAGTAAAGATGTCAATAGTCTGATCATATTTGAATTGATCAGGACCTGCGAATGCAAATGTTGTAGGTTTGTATGGATACTCAGCAGAAGGTATTAGTTCTGTTGCTTCCATCAATGTTGGTTCACAACTATGTGTCTTGCCATAACGATGTGTATATTCTACACACATTGCAAGACCATGTGCGAGCAACCACCATGCATTTGCAGTAGATTCATTTGCCCATATGGTGCAAGGGTGATTACGAAATGCACCCTTCTCTGTCTTGTATGGTTGACCATCGAGACGATGTAGATCACCATACCCATGACCCCACTTCTCAGAACAAACAATAGATAACATTTGACATGTTTCTAATGGCATCTTTACAATGTGTTTGTCTGGTAATCGTTGAGCAGATAATGTTGGGGATGGATCTGTAACGAATATGTTCATGAATTTGGTTCTAGTGCTATAAAATATTTTATCCCATCACCCTTAAAGGATGCAACATTATGTTTACTAACTGAAACCTGATAAGTACCTGGTAATAATTTTAAGTTCTCAACTTTAAAACAATAACAGAACTCTTCTGTAGACTCTCCAACTTCTACACTATAACTATTTGAACTATCATTCTTTTTATCTGTGACAGATAACTGCATTACACCGTCAGTAGAGAACAAACATAAATCAGGTAATTGATATACACTTGCTGCACGTTGTAATTGATTCAGTACACCTGCCTCAAGATTAAACTTGACATCTACTGAAGGTAATTCAATTTCTTTCTCAGGAGGTTGAGTAATAATATCAGGGTCAGCATAAAAGAATCTTGTCTTTGTGCGACCATGTGTATCACTTACTGTCAGATAATTTTCTGCTGTTGTATCGATCTTAGGTTGGTCAAACAGAGATAGACCTCCAAGGAATACACCCAAGTCGTAGATAGAGATTTGCGAATCAAATTGTTCTTCGACATCAGCGATAGCAAGTATGTTCTTATTAATACTGAGCGTTGCAATTTGATTGCCTGGTTTAATAACAATAGATTTGTTGATGGAACAAAAGTTCTTAAGTACTTCAATTGTGGGTTTCGTAATTACTGTCATGTTTATCATTAAAATGTAATAGTAGCATTCCGTAATGGATTATCTTGATGATGTCCTTACGTGCAGTACCTTTCTTGTCATAGCGAGAAGCATACTTTAGGATGTTACTCCTACAGAATGCTTCAGCGTCTCCGACAGATTCAATAAGATCGAGTGTCTGGACACTCCCTACAGAGTAGTGTGCTCCGTAGGTTTTGTCAACATATTCAGAAACCTCTTTTAAGATTTCATCTTCACTATATTTTCTCATATAGTTATTCTACCTCAGGTGACTCCTCGTTGTCAAGTAATTCTTCACCTGCGTCAACTTTTGTGTACAAATCAAGGAATGAGTTCTTAGTGTCATCATCGAAACGTGCTACACAATTCTTGATAGCAGTTAACTTATCTCCAAAGATAGAGTGTGCTTGAGTGATGTGTACAAGTCTACGAGTTGTAATAACCTCATCTACACCACCATCAAAGAATGTCTTACGGATAACACCTGCCCACTTGACTAGGTTGTCTGCAAAATCTTTGTCACAACCATTGTTAGTTAGGATTCTGATTTCTGTTGAGGCAGAGGGGTAGTCTTGCTCGAAGGTAACTGGGAATCGCTCAAGGAATGCTTCGTTGAGCACGTTAGTTCCAATAAATCTTCCGTCGTCTGAACCTTTACCCTTAGTATTTGCGGTTGCGATGACGTTGAATCCTGCTGTGGGTCTAACGTATCTGCCAATCTTTTTAAGGAAAACACCATTTCCCTCAAGGATGCTCTGAAGGCAGAGGATTTTGTTAGAGGCAAGGTCGAT